AGGGTTCTTCAACCCAATCAGATAATTCTATCTACCCCCACTGGAACATTGACGAAGGCTCAACAGCCACAGTTCGTTTCTTGCCAGATGCGGACTCAAAGAACACATTCTTTTGGATCGAACGTCAGATCATCAAACTATCATTCAATGGAGTCAAGGGTGACTCCAACATGAAAAAGATTGATGTTCAAGTTCCGTGCGTAGAGATGTGGGGCGAAAGCTGTCCTGTCTTGGCTGAGGTTCGTCCTTGGTACAAAGATGAGACATTGAAAGAAATGGCAAACAAGTATTGGAAGAAACGCAGTTATCTATTTCAAGGATTCGTGCGTCAGAACCCATTAGGAGATGACAAGACTCCTGCGAATCCTATTCGTAGATTCATCATCAGTCCACAAATCTTCACTATCATCAAATCTAGTTTGATGGATCCAGAGATGGAAGAATTGCCAACTGACTATATGCGCGGTCTTGACTTCAATATGAAAAAGACTAGCAAAGGTGGTTATGCAGATTACTCTACTAGCAACTGGGCACGAAAAGAAAGTGCATTGACCGAAGCAGAAGCCGCAGCGATTGAATCACATGGGTTGTTCAATTTAGCAGACTTCTTGCCGAAGAAGCCAGGTGAAGCAGAATTGCGTGTCATCAAGGAAATGTTTGAAGCATCAGTAGATGGTCAAGCATATGACAATCAACGTTGGGGACAATACTATCGTCCATGGGGCTTAGATGCTCCAGCTGGTTCAGCAACTGAAGCAGCACCGTTACCCGTGCGTACTGCGCCAGTAGTAAAGCGTGAGGTTGACGAGGATGATGAACCAGCAGTAGCGACTTCTACGATAGAAGTTCCTAAAGCAGCCGGTGGTGATAAGGCACAGGACATTCTTGCAATGATTCGTGCCCGTCAAAAAGCATAATACGGCTTGGGCCTCTGCGATATAATTGTATGCCCAGGTTCTCAACGGGAGAATAACATGACACTACCAGATGAACGTTACCGTGCTATAAGGCAAGGTAAAAAACTACTAGAAGAACTCTGTGATCCAGGTCGCACACCACGTGTACCTAGTATGATCAGGGATCGTGCTAGGGCAGCATTACGGCATTATCCAAATGATTGGGAGATTGATTCTATCGCAGAAAAATGTCCCGATATACTTGATAAGCAAACATTCAATGATAAGATATACATGAACGGTTCATATAACCGATAAGACAGGAGAAACAAAATGGCAACAGCAAAAACAGTAAACACACTCGGTGATAAGCTGACGAAAGTAAATGACAATTTCACAGTCAATATGTACGATAATGGATACATGATTGAAGTAAGTGGACGCACCAAGAAGGGTGATTACACTACCGCTAAAATCTTATGTTCAAATGTTGAACAACTGGCAGCATTGGTACAAGAAGCTTGTACGATGGAACGTGATAGCTAATCAAAAAAATATACGAAAGAGAGAATCTAAATGGCAAAACCATTTGATGTAAGTAAGTTTAGAAAAGAAATTACAAAGTCCATTGAAGGACTTAGCATAGGATACAACGATCCAACAGATTGGATCAGCACAGGAAATTATGGACTCAATTATCTCATTAGCGGTGATTTTAATAAAGGCGTACCTCTTGGTAAAGTTACTGTCTTTGCCGGAGAGAGTGGATCAGGAAAAAGTTTCATCTGCTCCGGAAACCTCGTCAGACACGCACAACAACAAGGAATTTACGTTGTACTGATTGACAGCGAAAATGCATTGGATGAAAAATGGCTACATGCATTGGGCGTAGATACAAGCGAAACTAAATTGCTTAAACTCAACATGGCTATGATCGATGATGTAGGTAAGACTATATCAGAGTTTATGAAGTCATATAAAGTGATGGCAGAAGATGACAAACCAAAAGTATTGTTTGTCATCGACAGTCTTGGTATGCTATTGACTCCCACTGACGTTAATCAGTTCGAAGCAGGTGATATGAAAGGTGACATGGGTCGCAAGCCTAAAGCATTGACAGCACTCGTCCGTAACTGTGTCAACATGTTTGGTAGTCACAATGTAGGATTGGTCGCTACTAATCACACATATGCGAGTCAAGATATGTTTGACCCAGATGATAAGATCAGTGGTGGTCAAGGATTCGTCTACGCAAGTAGTATCGTAGTCGCTATGAAGAAACTCAAACTCAAAGAGGATGAGGATGGTAACAAGGTTGCAGAAGTGAATGGTATCCGTGCTGCTTGCAAGATCATGAAAACTCGCTATGCGAAACCTTTTGAGAGTATTCAAGTGAAGATTCCATATGAGACAGGTATGAGTCCATACAGCGGTTTGACTGATATGCTTGAGAAATCTAACGCACTGAAAAAAGAAGGCAACAGTTTAGTCTATGTGACCGAAGACGGCGAGATCCTCAAAGCGTTTCGTAAAGGCTGGGAAGCAAACAAAGACGGAATACTTGACAAGGTGATGCTTGAATATACTGGAAAACCTAAAAGTGTGATAAGTAATGTAACAACACCTACGGAGGAAGTTACAGAATGAGTCTAGATACAATTGCTGAAGTTTGGGACGCATTGCGCGAACATATTGATTTAAGTGAACGCAATGCAGCGGCAGATACTCTTGTTAATTTTTTGATCGATAATAATTATGAGATCGAAGATATCAAAGATGCCTTCAAAGATAAAGATATCACCAGTGCATTGAAAGGTTATGCTGAAGAACATTTTCCTGAAGAGGATTATGAAGAACATGAAGAAGAAGATTTAGACGAATGGGACTAAATGAATTGGTATACACGCATAACAGTGAATCTGGGAGTGCTCCCGGATTTCATTCAATACTTTGAAGCTGAATTGGATAATGCTAAAAAAGAGGTAAAGATATACGGCAATGTTGAAAAGAACATTGCTGCTATACCCGGTGTCACAGAACATAGATTCAATCAATTACAAGAAGTAGAAGCGGTGCTCAACTACTTGAACATTCAATTAAAGAAAATTCGCCGAAAACATTTTCAAAAATATTTAGAAGCGTATAATAGAGCATTGACAAGCCGTGATGCTGAAAAGTATGCTGAAGGCGAAGATGAAGTGATTGACATGGAAGTATTGATCAACGAAGTGGCATTACTACGCAATCGTTGGCTTGGTATAATGAAGGGCCTTGAAGCCAAACAATGGCAGATGGGGCATATCGTGCGTCTACGCACTAGTGGAATGGAAGATATTACAATTGGCTAAATCAAACTTAAACATAATACAGAAACAACTTGCAAGTATTTCAATGAATGCTGCTCGACAAAATCCTACATTCACCGTACAATCTTTAGGATTAAAGGCCACTGAGTGGGATGACTTATACTCACAACCAGATACTGAATATGTAAAAAAATACGAAGTGTATGATAGTACAGAAGATGTATTAGCATTGAGTGTTACTTGGAATAGATTGCGTTCGCTACTCAGTTATAAAATTAATATGCTAGCGCCTGATAGCAGGCCTACTAAACTCACTGATAGTATCTTGTTCCGAGAAATGATTCAGGAAGACAGAGATAAAGCTAATGTGATCCGTGACTACTACAGCAAGAAACTCATGGTCATAACTTTGCGTGAACAAAGGATAAGTAAATTCAGAAAAGATTTATCTACCTTCATTCATGGCGATAGTAAAGTAGTCAAAGAAGAAATGATGCCATTGATTTATCGCTTACCTGAATTCTATGAATATGATATGGGGTTTGATGATATGGTTAGGGGTTTGAATAAACAATTCGAACATCAACCGAAATTGACTATCGGCGGTGATTCAATCACATTGACTCCTTTGAGGAAATTCATAGTGAAATTGCGTACTAACAAATTCACAGAATATTGGCTCAAAGATAGTGAGAACAAAGCCTACAAGATAGAGATACCCATAGAAAATAAGTTGAACCATCTATGGGAACACTTTTTTGAGCAAGATTCTATCCCCTTGACTGGCTATCTAAAGCACATAGAACGTGATGGAATCAACTATTTTCACTTGAAAAACTGGGAAATAGACTTTACCAAAACTTGACATTAAATGGGTTTGGGTATATAATAGAGGCTTAGATTGATTAAAGGAGCT